TTATTCTGTTTTTGTTCTGTTCCGGCGCAGCTGTGCTGTTTTTGAGAGCTGTTTTTGCCTGGCTTGCTGTCGGTACTTCTTCACCATTTCCAGCGACTTGTGGCCGGTCACGGACTGGATTTCCGTGTCTGAGCAGCCTGCCTCTGCCAGCTCTTTCGCGGCGGTGTAGCGCCAGCCGTGGATAACAAAGCCCTCGGCCTCGATCTTCTTGCGGACTTCGGCCACAAGGCTTTGCGCGCGCCGCTTGCTGATGTGCTGCGTCAGGTTCTTTGCCAGGATGTGTTTCCCGTTGCGTGGCAAACGCTCCAGGAAGGTCTGCAGGCGCTCTGGGCAGAAGATCGAAAGCCGGGCGCCGGTTTTCTCCTGCACAACGTCCATGTAACCGCCCTGGAAGTGCGCCCATTCCATGGCGACCACATCACCAATACGCTGCCCCGTGCCGATGCACAGCTCATAAATCGCGCGCTCAATCGTCAGCCCGTGCTGTTCACAGTAGCGCTCATACGCGGTCAGCTTTGGCTCCGGCCAGGATTCATAGCTTCCGCCCTTCAGCTTTTCGACGCCTTGGGCGGGGTTGGCGGTGATCCATTCCAGATCAATGGCGTGGCGGGCCAGAATCGAAAGCTGTTCGACCATGGCATTCGCCTTGCGCCATTGGTCTGCATACTTGTCTCGCGCTGCGATAACGTGTTTGCGGCGCAGTTTGGTGAAGTCCTTCGGGCCATTCTTTTCGCGGAGTAGCTCCAGCGTGCGGCGGTATTCTGCCTTTGTGCCTGGCTTCAGCCCCTTGAAGCGTGGCGTTTGGTAGTAGCTGGTGATCAGTGCTTCAAAGGTGGTTTTAACCGTCGCCTTGTGCTGGCCGGACCTGATGGCCCAGTATTCCCGGTCAAATTCCTCGCTGTCCGGATCGTCGGGCAGACGGATCAGGGTCTTGCCCTTGCGAAAATACCAGTAGTCCTTTCCGCCGCGCAGGATCCGGGCCAAGTAAGGTTTTGAGTTCTTCTTTACCATTCGAAATCTTCACTCAGCATGGCGCCTGAGCTAATCGCCTCAAGCTGTTTCACAGACCAGCGCTCCACCTTGCCGCCGATCTTGACCGGCCTGGGCAGGCTTCCCGCTGCCACCAGGGCGCGGAATTCCTTGAGCGGCATATCCAGCATCTTAGCCGCCGTGCTTTCTCGCGCTAGGATTTGGTTTGCTGCTGCCACGGAATCAGCCTCCTGCTTCAGTTCTTGCGTTGGGCGCGCTGCATCCGGCGGGTGCATTTGCGCATGATCTGGCGGCGTTCTTCTTTCAGGTCGTGCAAGGCGCGTTCTTTCACCCGGATGCGGACGTGAAGCTTGGCGAGGCGGCGCAGGTCCATTTCATCCGCGAAGTGCAGCCACAGCGCCTTGAGGCCGAAAAGCTCAACCTTTGCCAGCGGCTTGCGGGCCTTCTTTGATCCGTTCTGTGTATCTGTGCCAGCTACACGGGCGGCGGCATCTGTTGCGGTTTGCATGAGTATTCCAATCACCGGAAGGGGGCTGCTTGCTTGCCGGTCCATGCGTCGAATTCCGTGCGCAGGGCCTGAAAGCGGTCGGCGGCGGGTTTGTCGTGCAGAAGCTCACAACGGCTGCTGACTTTGCAGACCTGGCGGACGTATTCCGCCGCGCCGCCCTGGGTCAGCTGCTTATCCGGATAGCCGCAGCGTTGGGCTGCGAAGGTCTGAAACCGCGGATCATTGCAGAGGATGCCTGCCTGAGTTGATGGCGGCAGATCGTCAAAGCGCTGTTTCTGTTCCGTGGTCATTGGGTTGCCTTTCTGCGGGTGGGGCGCGGCGCGGTGCCGTGAGTGGTGGTCTTCGCCGCGCCCGGCGGATCTGGCGGGGTTCGTTTTCTGGAAAGAGCCGGGGGCGGCTTGAAGTGCGCCCCCGGCCAGTGTGCTTAGGCGCAGGTTTCAAGTGGCCTCGGCAACTCGTGTGCTGTCAGGCGGCAGCATTGCCGCGCCGTTGTAAGGACAATCCGGTCGGCCATCAGTGGCGCGGCGGGTGAAGTCGTTTCTTAGGCGCCTCTGGGCGGCTCGCATCCATGCGTTCAACGTTTCGGACAGGTCATTTCCTGAGGCGCAAACGCCCAGCAGCGAAGCGTGCCAGCGCGTGGTTTCGTAATCGAAGCGATCGCTGGCGTCAGTGCTGGCCGGAGTGATCTTGCCGCCGAGTTCCTGCAGCAGCATCGCCTGGCCGAACCGGCAGCGGGCGCGCATGTTGCGTTCAACGGAGTAGAGTTCCTGAGAGGTGCGGGGGCCGGAGTTGTGCATGGGGTGTCCTGGGAAAAGGTGCGCGGGCAGCGGATTGTTTGGAGGACTGCGCCGCCCGCGCTGATCCGCGCCGCAAGACGGGCGCGAAACCTCAAGGAAAAGCGGCGCGTCAATCCTCCGTCACGCGCCGCTCTTGGCTATTTGGTGGTGGGTGGTGCCCTTGGGTGCGATCTGCCGGATCTTCCGGTTTCGGTCGGTGTTCCGGTGGCGGAGGCGGCCTGTGCGTCAGGCAGCATTGCGGCGCTGCACCGGGATGTTCTTCTCCGCAATGAGTGCGCGCACCTTGGCGCCGACGCGCGCAAGGGTTTGGTCGGTCGGTTCCGGCGCAGGTTCGGGGCGGTCGATCAAGTGGGCTGCGCGCAGTCGTGCCGGGTCAAAGCCCTGGCCGCGGGCGGCCTTCATGGCGGCCCAGGCCTGGGTGAACAAGCTGGTATCGTCCAGGTAGTGTTCCGGTGAACCGACGATCTGTCGGGCGGTGTTGTTCATGTCTTGCATTCAATCCTCCATCGGTTGATAGGGATACCGATAAACTAAGCAAATTGCGTAGGTCAAGTGTAAAACTAAGCAATATGCATAGTTAGTGTTAGCGCGGGATTTACCATTGTGTATGGCTATTGCCTGCGGGGGATTCTGAGGTTGGGGATTCTGCCGTGCTGACGAGGGCTTCATTTGATGAAGTCCCCCAACTTTCGCGCAATTTATGCGGACTTAGGCAAATGAATATGAACGAAGAAAAGTTATTGCGGTTGTTAAAAGAGGCGCGAGCCAAGTCGGGCCTGCCGTTGGACTTCTGGGCAGACGTCACGGAAGGACTGGATTACAGTTCCCTCGAGATCCTGGTGGGCAAATCTTCGATCTTTCCAAAGTACATGAACTCAAGTGGTAAGCTGTAGCACTTTCGAAGTTTTTTTGCGGCGCTTAGGGAAAGTTCGCGCCGCGCATTTTCAAACGGTCCGTACGTCTGTTCGGTCATGCCTGCGCGTTCTGCGAACTCTTTCTTAGTGAGTCCCAGAATTTCGCGCACGCGTTTCAGCCGGGCTGCGACTGCTTCAATGTTGTCTTCTTGATCTTCAAGCATGATCAATTTCTACCGTTGAAGCTGAATTGCGGCACTGAGCAATTTGCGTATTTACTTCCTACGCAAAATGCGTAGTTACTTGGCGCATGAGTGCTGAGAGCAGAACAGAAACAGTTGCCAACTTTCTTGATGTCGCCGACCGGGGGCAGTTTCAAAAGGAAACTGGGTTCTCGGTGCAGTTGGTGACACGCGCGAAACGTGTGGGGCTTTTTCCCGCGCACTGGTTTTGGGCTGTTCGAAGCTACTGTGAAAAGCATGGAATTGAGGTCCCTGAACATCTTTTTAAGGGGCACCCGGACGCAAGCGGAAAGGACGCCGCATGAGCCGCCCCCGCCTGACTTTGATTGTGAACAATGATGTGCCATGCGGTGAGCCTGGCGCGGCAGCCGGTCAAAAGTCTTGGTCAAATCAGTTTGACCCTTATGCGCTGAAGGCTGCTGCGCCTGACTTGTGGTCGGCCTACTTCCGCGCTCGGTTCCGCAGCCCGCGCGAGGTTGCGCTGTTTTGCGATGTGAGCTTTCAGACGGCGCTGAACTGGTGGGGGGCGGTGACCGCCCCGGCTAGCCATATCGCGCTGTTGATCATGCTGACCGATCCGGGCGTGGCTGAGTTTTTCGGTAATGAACTGGCGAGGGCGGCGTGATGCCGAGCCAAGGTTCGTTCCTCCGAAGCCAGAAAAAAGATCGAGCGGCGAATTCCTCCGCCGCTCGACAGGTCACCCCCTCCCTGGTGAAACATGCCAGTTTACCTGGCGGTCAGAAGCCTGATGGCTTCGTCTACTGCCTCGGGGTGCTCATCGCCCCTAAAAACCTCGCCAATTCTGTTGGCGTTGGTTCCGAGTCTGTGAACGATATCCGTATAGGAAACGCCTTGCAGGCGCATCACATGGGCTGTAACAGCCTCAGCGAACGAGAGTGCGCGTCGCTTGAGTGTGATGACGTTCATTTTGACACCTGTGATAGGGTGTCTTTCGTATGGGGGTCCTTCCCCAAACAAATCAGCCATGGCTTAACCTCGCTAGTGGCTGGTGGGACCGCATTGGGCAGGAGTGGTATTTTGCCCGCGGTCCGGTGGTACCGCGCTTTGCTTAAGGGTGCGGTTTCCTCAGCTGGGGTGGCGACTGCGAATCGCCGCCCCGGCATTCATAATTCTGAGTATGTAACCGCCGCAGGGCAACCCTCTCTATGGGGTGAAAGCCGCAAGTATTTGTGGATGAAATGTGGGAATGTCCCACATATCGTTGCATTCGCAGGGGAATTTTCTGGGTTTCATTGCGGTGTGGGGAACTGCTTTGTTAGCACTCCGCAGTCCGGTGTGCCAAAAATTTCAGAATTTGCATCTTGTTGGCGTCAGCTTGCGGCTCTCTTCGCCGACCTCATTTTATACGGAAATGCTGCAGGAGCGGGGGCGTGGCAGCGCCCCTGGACACGCCTACCGGGGGCAGGTGTACCTGCAAGCAGCCCCCAAATCCCTCCCTGTTGGTCTAGGGCGCACGGCGGATGTTTCGCTGTGCGCCCCTTTTTCTGCGGGGGCGGTTTTGCGTGATCTAGCGGAAATCGCAGCTGACTTTCCTGCGGAGCCGGATTGGCTTTGGCTGGGGTGGTTCTGGAAGCCTGTCGGCCAGTTGCGCCGCCGGGCTGGGTTGGCCGAGGTCGCTACAGAAGCGCGCGGCAAGCTGGCTTGTGTTGCTACACCTTTTGCCAATGTCTGCGGCGGTCCCGGACTGGCGTCCGATGCAGCCATGATCTGGATGGACCGGGCTGCGGCAGCTGGTTTGCTGCCTTTGGCTCCAGCCTATCTGGCCTTCGAGGCCGGGCGGGACGTGCCGGAGCCGGAAAAGGTGCTGCGTTATTCTGATTTGGTGATCGTTCCACCGGTTCCGGGTTGGCAGCGGTCTGCGTGTGTGTGGCGCACGGTGTGCCTGGCGTTGAGGGATCACAAGCCTGTCTATCTGCTGGATGGGGTTCCGATGGCTGACCCTTGGCAGCGGGAAGGGGCGGGGTGTTGACCGATGGGTTGGATCTACGTCCCCGGAACGGATTGTCGCTCTTCGCTGGCGGCGGTGGCCTTGATATGGGGCTCATGCTCGCCGAGCCGGGTTTCCACACCCGCTGTTTTGTCGAGTGGGAAGAGTACCCGCAAAGCATCCTCATCGCCGCGCAGGAAGCCGGATACTTCGCGCCCGCCCCGATCTGGGACGACGTCACCAGCTTTGACGGGCGCCCCTTGCGCAGGGCAGTCGACACGATCCTTGCCGGATATCCCTGTCAGGGGGAGAGCTACGCCGGAAAGCGGATGCTCGACAACGACCCGCGATGGATGTGGCCCCAGGTCGAGCGGCTCGCGAAGGAAGTCCAGCCCCGTTGGCTATTTCTCGAAAACGTCAGGGGGCACGTTACAGGTGGGGCTGAAACCGTGCTGCGAAGACTACACGACATGGGCTTCAAGACTTCAACTGGCCTCTTCACAGCGGCAGAAACAGGCGCGCCGCATGAGCGATGCCGGTGGTTCACTGTCGCTTACAGCCGGGAAAACTGCCGGGAGTTGGCCAACGCCAGCAGCGCACGAGGCCCGGCTGGGTGTCCAGAACAGGACTCCTGGAGCCAAAGGCAGTCAGATCAGCCTGAGTACAGTCGCGGACCGTTGGCCGGCGCCTTCCAGCCGGGATGGGAAGGACACACCTGGAATGTCCTATCACCGTGTGAATCCGGATGGGTCAACACGGGTACGCTTGGATCAGTTGCCGAGGGTGGCGCAGGTCTTTTCCCGCCCGCGCCAAGCGACATGCCAGGCTGGTCTTCCGTCTTGGCAATGGCGCCCGACCTCGCGCCGACTGTTGCGTTCGGTGACTTCGTGCTTCGCGCTGCGGAGCTTGCGAAGATGGCTGAAGCGGGGCGCGTGGCGGAGGCGGAAGCTGAACGTTCTCTTTGTCGAATGGTTGATGGGCTGGCCCAGAGGACACGCGCTCTCAAGCTGCTCGGCAACGGAGTTTTTCCACTGGCAGCGGCGCATGCGTGGCGCACTCTCAGCGCTGCCCACGGCCTGCGGCCCGTGGATCTGGCAGCCGCCAGCGAAAGTGCCGGCGGTGCCGGAACAGGTGAGTTTTTTGACGGTCTTCTGCAAGGCGGGCCGGAACAATAACAAGAGGAAGGGCAGGGCAATGAATGCATTCGCAAGGCATCTTCAGCCGGTCGATGCCGAGGATTTGGAGGAATACCCGATTTCAGCCAGTGATCGGCTGGACTCGCACTACTTCCTGCAATGGAACCTCAAGCGCTGGCGGGCCAGCGAGTTCCGGCGGAAGGCCGATCCTGATGTTGGCTGGTACGGCATGCAGCTCTTTTTCATTGCACAGGATGAGACGCCCATTGGCACGTTGCCCTGCGATGATGAGCAATTGGCCTATGAACTGCGGTTGCCGTTGGAAAAGTGGCAAAAGCTGAATGAGCGCAAGATTACCCCGCTGCACAACTGGCGCCGGGTGAGGTGCGACAACGGGGAAATCCGCTGGGCGCATCCGGTGGTGATGGAAGTGGCCGCCGAGGCGCTGAAATCGAACCGGAAGAACAAGAGCAATCAGGAAGAGCGAAAGCGCGCCAAGCGGCTCAAGGATCTGCAGGACATGATCGAAAGCCGGATCGGCGCGGGCCAGCTTCTGCGGGCGCCGGGCTTCCTGGACCGTTTCAATGACTGGATCGAGGAACGTTACCCGGAGGTGCAGCGGCGCGAGGCGTTTGTGCGCTCGGCCTTGGACGAATTCCAGACGGAGTGCGCGCCGTGATCGGCACTGGTGCAATCTGTGCATTCTGTGACGGTCACAGAATATTCCGGGAAAGTTACGGAACCTGCCCGGAAAAACACGGAATTTCCCGTGTTCTGTTCCGGTTGTCCCTTTTTTTGCGCGGCTTCTGTAACCGCCGAAAAGAGAAGAAACGAAATTAAACGAAAAGATATTCACGGGTCGCTCCATCGGGAACGGGCTGCCTGTGGATAGGTCGGACAGGCTTAGAAAAAGGAGCGGTGAAGGCAGATGTGCAGTGACCAAACCGAAAGCAAGCGCGCCCGGGTGCGGAGGCTGGTGATACAGCCGCTGCAGGATATGGGCTTCAGGTTTCCGAAGGGAACGCCAGAGGACAAACAGCAGGCCATGCTGGACCGGCTGGCCGACTCCATCACCTACATGAGCGACAAGGGGCTGATAGCCCTGCAGCAGTCCTTGCAGACCAAGGGAGAAGGTTCGGCGAAATGCTTTTGGCCGTGCCGGGCAACGGTGATGGGTTGGGCTGAAGCGCTGGAATACCGCCCGCTTGATGAGCTGCCGGAGCTGCTGGGGTGGTTCCGGTCCCGTGCCGGGGCGGAGGCAATGCGGGACGGTGTGCTGCTGGCGGAGTACCTTTTCTGGCGTGATAACAAGCGCCCCCCGGCAAAGGGGCCGGAAAGAGACCGGGTGCGGCGGCAGGCTGCCGAGTTCAACAGCGAATATCAGAAGGTCATGGAGCGGCGCGCGCGCGGGTTCCCGGATATCCACGACCAGGGGGAATTCGTCCGCTGGTATGAGCGCACGCTGAAGAAGTGCGAGGCGTGGGTGATGGAAGGCAAGTCGGCCCGCAATGGGGCTGGAACAAAGGAAAGGGTGCAAGCGTGAGCGAGCAGGTAGCAGTAGTGGCCGCAGATGGTGAGGCGGTCATGACGCCCGTACAGGAATACCTGGCGGCGCGCAGACTTCGCGAAGAGGAAGAGGCGGCGCGGATCGAGGCGGTGAAGGCCCGCGGGAACGTGCCGGCGGAATGCGGTGACCGGATACCGGAGGCTCCCGCGCGCGGCGCGTTCCGAGTGTTTGAGCCGATGGATCTCTATCCCGCGGGGGAAGATGGGTTCGAGGTCAAACCTGCAGGGTTTCGGGGGCGCATGGCGATGCAGATGGCTGACTCCTTCGACGTGATGGCAGCCAAGGCTGCGCGCCACAAGAAAGGCTCGCCGTTCACCGCCTCGCAGATCAGCATGGGCCGCCACTACCGCGACCTAGTGGAGCGTCACGCCTGCGCGGGCGTCAAGTGTTCTTCGGTTGAGGCGCTGGGGTCCGGCGGCAGCGGGCAGGGCGGCGAGTTCATGGACGCGGTATTGCGCGACCGTGAAGAGATTGAGCGCCTGCGCCGCCGCATCGGTACGGGCACGGCAATGGCTGTGCGCCGCATCCGGCCGTCAAAGCGGGGTTCGCGTGCCTCGATTACTGATCGTCGGCTGGTTGATATGGTGTGCTTGGAGGATCGAACGATCAGCGATGTCCTCAAAGCGCACGGATGGTCTGTCAAAGGCGGAACGGTGACTGACGTACGCCGGGCCCTCGCCGAGGCCTTAGAGCGTATGGGTTCAGGCGGCTACCCCTTGTCGAAGATTGTCTGCCATCGCTGACACCGTTCTTCTACCAGCAAGGTACACTTCAATTCTCCGAGCTGGTATGTCCTCAGTGCGAGAAAGGATTTTCTCGAATGCGTCAAAGGGGTTGAGCGCCTTCTTCTTTCCCAACCTTTCGGGGTTGGTGATCTGTTCGTGATAGTATTTCAGTTCCTTTTCTAGGAAATAGGTCGCGTATATTGGGAAGGCGTCAAGGTTAGCTGCGTTTATTAGAATTGGACAAATCTCATCGTCCAGGGATGCAAAATGAATTGATTCCAGTGCTGCATGTAGCTCGGGGCACATGTGCCCCCGGATTCTTCGTACAGTGTTTTCGTTTCCGAATAACTCAAGAAGACTATTCATGCTTTCTTGACTGCCTGGGTCGAGAAGGGCTTCTTCAAGCTTAGCGTGTTGAAGGCGACCGATGTTCTCGACATTTACGACGCCAAGTTCATCGTACTTTCTGCGAATTGTTTCGATCATCCTGAAAGCTCTGTCTTCCAAGGATCGTTTGAAGAGCTCATCTCGAGCTTCGTTCGCCTGTTCTATCTGCGAACTAAGGGTTGCCTGCGCGGTTCTCCTTTCGTCTCGGATGTCAGAGAGCTCGATGCGCTGCATCCTCATAGTAATCAGCAATCCAAGGAAAGCGGCCCCAGTAAAAATAGAAGTGGCGAAGCCAAAGGCGTCACCGAAAACTCCGCTGCCGAGGCCGCCCTTGATCGCCTTGGCGGCAAAAAGCTCGGCTCGGTACATCGTGGTAATGAATACAACCACACCGATTCCCACAACCCACCAAAGCACGAATGATAGCCCATCGATAACACGATCCCCGGTCTTCAAGTTGGTTTTGGGCTGGGTCTCTGCTTCGGGCTCTTTCATTGGGGATTCTCTCTCTACGATTTAGGTGCTTTGTTTAGGTGTTTATTCTCTTGACCACTAGTCCATCAGTGTGCCAATGAATATGCATCATCACCAAATGCGCCCACGGGAAACCGGCGGGCGCATTTTCTTTGGTATTCTTTAAAATCGGAGGTTGTCATGCGGCCAGGCAGAGAAAGCCCGGCGATGGGGTTCCTGTGGCGCGTCTGAAGGTTTGCGTGGCGTCGGGCTGCGAAGATTTAGCGCTGCCCGGACTGTCTTTTTGTGAGCGGCATGAGGCAGAGCGGCAGGAGAAGCTGAAGGTGCGGCGGGCAAAGGCGCAGACCTCGCCCGCTGCACTGGCTGCCCGCAAGCTCTATGCAAATCCAAGATGGGTGAAGGCGTCCAAGGCTTACCTGCGGGATAACCCGCTGTGTGTCGACTGTCAGGAATTGGGGGTGGTTGAGCCTGCAACGGACGTTGACCACATCGAGCCGCACAAGGGTGATCGGAAACTGTTCTGGGACCGGAGCAATTGGCAGTCGCTCTGCCATCGGTGCCATAGCCGGAAGACTGCGCGCGAGGTGTTCCACCAATAGGGGGGTACCTCGAAAATAACCGCCGACGTTCCCAAACCGGCGGTGATACCTCTCTTTTTGCGCGGGGGAATTTGGAACTTTTTCACCACGGTTTCAGTGGGAAGGCAGGTGTAAGGAGAAGGATATGAAGGGCGCAAAACCAAGCCTTGATAACGTCATTCCGATGAAAGGTGATGCGCCGTTTCATGTGCCGGATGCCCCGGACTTTATGAGTTCTGAGGGGCGCGAAGTCTGGGAACGCCTGGCGCCGGTTGTCGCTCAAAAGGGACGGCTGGAGCCACATCATGTGGATCTGTTTGCCGCCTACTGCGAGGCGTGCGCTGACTTCATCCGGTTCACTGGCGATATCGCAATGATGGGTTCCTACTTCGAGACCACAGGCCGCCACGGCAAGCAGGAAAAGAGGCGGGTTGTTTGGTCCCAGCGCAACGATGCCCTAGCGACCATGCAGCGGATATCCTCGTTGTTTGGCATGTCGCCGGTCGATGAAAAGCGTTTGGGTGCAGGCGGGCAGGGTGACCTTCTGGCCGACCTTGAACGCATGCTGAGCGGCAATGCATCCGCTTGACCATCCTGTCAGCCGCTACGCTGCCGAGGTTGTAGAGGGTGATATCATAGCCGGAGATCTGGTGCGGCTCGCTTGCGAGCGCCACCTGATGGATTTGGAAACCGGTGAAGAGCGCGGGCTGTTCTTCGATTGCGAGGCTGCCAACCGCGTTTTGAACTTCTCGGGGCTGATTCAGCACACAACTGGAGAGCTGGCAGGGAAGCCGCTTGAGCTGCAGCCCTGGCAGCAGTTCCGGCACGGCTCTGTCTTCGGGTGGAAGCACCGGGAAACAGGCTTGCGCCGCTTCAAGTCAACCTATCACCAGGTGGGCAAGAAAAACGGGAAGACCACGGACACGGCTATCCCGATGCTTTATACCCAGACCTTTGACGGGGAAGGGGCGCCGCAAGGATACTGCGCCGCGACAACGCGGGATCAGGCAAAGCTGCTGTTCAATGAACTGAAGCGCATGGTCCGGGCATCGCCGATGCTGGCCCAGCTTATGAAAGTCTGGTCGCACTCAATCTCGACTGCGCACAGCAACGGCGTGATTTCCTGCCTTAGCCGCGACGGCAATTCCGCGGATGGTATCAACCCGCATTTCGCTGCCCGCGATGAGGTCCACCGCTGGACTGACCGTGAGCTGGCGGAGGTGGTTGTGAACTCGATGATCGCACGGGCGCAGCCGATCGATTGGGCAATTACGACGGCAGGCGCAGACCGCAACACGATCTGCGGTGAAACGCGGGACTACTCGGAAAAGGTGCTGCGCGGTGACGTGCAGGATGATGCGTTCTTTGCCTATGTCGCTGAGCCGCCGGAGGATTGCGACCCCGCCGACCCGGCAGCCTGGGCGATGGGCAATCCGAACTTGGGCGTGAGTTTCAAACACGAGGCGTTCAAGCGGATCTATGATGAGGCGACGGTGATACAGGCAAAGATGCCGAACTTCCGGCGCCTGCACCTGAACCTCTGGACTGAAGGCTCTCAGACCTGGATCTCCCGCGATGTTTGGGACAAGGGCGAGGCGTGCGCGCCCTTTGACCCGGAAATGCTCTACGGTCGCAAGGCGTGGATCGGCCTGGATCTTAGCCGCACCACAGACTTGACCTCGATCGTGGTGGCAGTGCCGCTGAATGGGCTGATCTACCTCATCACGTATTCGTTCATCGCCGAGGGGCCAAAGGGTTTCGTGGTCAGGGCGCAGACCGAAAACCGGGCCTATGTGAGCTGGCGAGATCTGCACTGGCTGGAAGTTCACCGCGGCGGCGTGATCGATGAAGATCAGATCATTGAGCGCATGAAATGGCTGCGGGAGCGGTTCGACATTCAGGAAGTCGCCTATGACCGCTGGGGCATGAAATATGTGGCCGGTGAGCTGGATCGGCTGCGCTTCCCGCTTCTGGAGCACGGCCAGGGCTACGCCTCCATGTCGGCGCCGACCAAGCGTTTTGAGAACTGCATCATGACCAATCGCATCCGTCACGGCGGCAACCCTGTTCTGGCTTGGGCCGTCGGCAATGTGATGCTGGATCAGGACGCAGCCGAGAACGTGAAGCCGAACAAGAAAAAATCAACCGGCCGGATCGATCCGGCTGTTGCTGCCATCATGGCACTGGGTCGTGCCGAGGTGGGCGAAGAGAAACGCAAAGCACAGGATATCCTGATCGTATGAAACTGCTGGGGTTCAATATTTCGCGTGCGTCCAGCGAGGCGGCGCCGGTATCTGAGCGCGTCGAACCGCCTATGGTGTCGGCGCAAGCGGAAACCTCTGGCACGTCCAAGCCTGAATCCTGGCTGACGGATATAGGGTTCGGCGGCAGCGCTCCGTCAAACAAGCGGCTGCCGCGAGTCACGCCGCAGCGCGGGGAGCAGCACGGTACGGTATTTGCCTGCTGCAACAACCTCGGCGGGGATCTGTCCAAGGTGCCGCTGAAGCTGTGGCAGCGCATGCCCGATGGGCAGGAGGTCCGCGTGCGGGAGCATCCGGCGAATTACCTGCTGAACGTTGAGTCCTCACCGGGTGTGCCGGCCAAATTGATGCGGTATGGCCTTGTTTACGCTTGGGCACTGCGCGGCAACTCCTACGCCTACGGCCCGCGCGATGGGGGCGGTGAGCTGGAAATGATCGAACTGGCATTGCAGGACAGTTGCTCTGTCCTGCGCGCTGGCCGGGAACGCTTCTATGATTTCACCGACGGGGCGGGTGTTCTGCGCCGGGTGCCAAGCCGGTCCATGGTGCATATGCGGTACATGGCGCTGGACGGCTGGACAGGCCGCAGCCCATTGCAGGTCGCAAGCGAAACCGTTGGCCTGGCCTTTGCCGGGCAGGAATCGGCGGCGCGGTCTGTTTCCGGCGGACATACCAAGGCCGTGATCAAGCTTGCCGATAATTATGAAAACGCTGAAGACCGTGAGCGGAACGCCCGCGCTATCAAAGCACATGTCACAAAGCCGGGCGCAGATGGCATCCCGGTTCTCGGCCCTGATGACGATATCAAAAGCTTGGATCTGACCGCAGCGGATCAGGAGCTGCTGGCAAGCCGCAAGTTTGACCGCGAGCAGCTTGCCGCGATTTACCGGATGCCGCCGTCCAAGCTGCAAATGCTGGAATACGGTGTAAAGGCAAACGGGGAACAGCAGGCGATCGACTACCTGACTGACTGCCTGCTGCATTGGTCGGTGCTGGCCGAGTCCACGCTTGCGCTGTCGGTGCTGACCCGCGGTGAGCGCCAGAGCGGGCTGTTTCTGCGCCATGATTTCGGGGTGCTGCTGCAACCGACGATCAAGGATCAGTATGAGGCCATGGGCAAAGCCATTGGCGGTCCTTTCATGACGCCAAACCACGGCCAGAAAATTCTCGGGCTTCCGATCACGCCAGACGGCGACAAGCTGAACCCGGCACCGAACATGACCCGCGACGATAGCAATCAGAAGAAGGGGAAAGAGGAATGAGCCAGCCGAAAATTGGCGCCTTGGTCGGAAGCGGCCCGCTTGCCATCCATGAGTCCGCCTTACCCTCGCTGCAGATGGATCTGCCGAAAGAGGCGGCGGAACTGTCCGCAGCTATGACCGCCCTCGCAGCAGAGGGGGTTTCGATCGAGCGCGGCCAGCGCTACGCCGTTCACCGCGGGATTGCCTTTGTTCCGGTGCGGGGGGTTCTGACGCCCAATTCCGCCCTCCTGGAGCGTTACCTGGGCTGGACCACTTACCACGGCATTGCGGAAATCATGGCTGAGGTCACTGCCAGCGATGAGGTGCAGGCAACCGTAATGATCTATGACACGCCGGGCGGTTCGGTCATGGGCATTCAGGCGGCTGTTGAAGCCGTCAAGGCCGCAGCGAAAGTGAAACCCGTGCACGGGATCGTGCATCCCCTGGCCGCCTCGGCGGGGTATTGGGTGGTCAGCCAGTGTACCGATATTAGCCTGACGCCGGGTTCCTGGGTTGGATCTGTCGGCACAATGATGACTGCGGATCAGCCGGTGCAGCCGGGCATGGGCGGCTTTCAGTATTTCATTCTGACCTCTGAGCACGCCGGGGCCAAGCGCCCGGACCTTTCCACGGAAGAAGGGCAGAAGCTGGCGCAGACGCGGCTTGATACCATGGAGGCGGATTTCCTGGCAGCGGTGGCCGAGGGCCGCGGCATTGCTGCCGCTGATGTGCCGGGCCGCATGAGCCGCACAGACAACGACGCCGACGGCGGCGATGTGTTCTGGGGGCCGGATGCGATCGAGCGCGGCCTTGCCGATGCAATCGAAACCGTGCCGGAGTTCATGGCGCGCATCGGCGGGCTGTACGCGCCCAAGCCGCGCCAGAAATCCCGCGCCTACCTGGCGCAGGCAGAGGCTGCAAAGGCCGCAGCTTCCCACTGAAATTCGCTGGCAGTTTTGCCTGTGATCACCCTGCGCATTCGCGGCGGGGATAGCTGGCTGCGTGCCTGCAGCCTTCCATGACAAGGAGAAACAACATGGACCTGAACGATCTGCGCCGCGTTATGAAGGCGGCGGCGGAAGACATGGAAACCAAGGCCAAGGCGATCGAGGCTTTGGAGTCCGCCGACGATACGAAGGCCGAAGACTTTGACGCCGCGGTCGCTGCTTTCAACGCTTCCAAAGCCGAATTCGAGAAGGCGCAGGCGAGTGTCCAGCGTGCCGAGGCGGTGGAAGCGGCCAAGGCGGCAACTGCGACCTCGGAAGTCGAAACCGGCGCCGCTGCAGGTGGTTCGTCTCCCGCAGCTCCTGCCCGCCCCAAGCAGCCGGGCCAGGAGGCCATCGAAGTTGGCTTCATGGCTCATGCGCTGATCAACGCCAAGGGTGACCGCGACAAGGCGGTGGAGCGCTTGGAGAAGGACGGCCACACCGCCATTTCTGCTGCGCTGTCCGGTGCCACCGAAAGTGCCGGCGGTGTGACCCTGCCGCGCCCGCAGGGCGAGGCGGTGATCGGCCTGCTGCGCCCGCGCGTGACTGTCCGCAACTCGGGGGCCGTGGTGCATGACCTGCCCGCGGGTGAGCTGCGCAATGCGCGTCTGGCAACGCCGCCGACGGCCAGCTATGGCGCTGAGAATGCTGCGATCACCGAAAGCGAACCGACTTTCGACAAGGTTGAAGAGAAGTTCCGTAAGTTGACCTCGCTGGTGCCGGTTGGCAACTCGCTGCTGCGCCATTCCAGCGCGTCGATCGCGCTGATGGTGCGCGATGCGATCCTCAAGGAAATGGGCTTGAAAAACGACTTGGCCTTCCTGCGCTTCGACGGAACCGGCGATTTGCCGAAAGGCCTGCGGCAGTGGGCGCTGGCGGATCACTGGCAGGATGCGGTTGCAAGCGATGTTGCGGCTGTTGAAGCCGCGATCCGGCGGTGTGTGAGCAAGGTGGAAGATGCAGATGTCGGCCTGGTCAACCCGGGCTGGATTATGCGGGCTTCGACCAAGAATTTCCTCGGCAGCCTTGTGCGCGCCAATGGCTTCAAGGTGTTCCCGTCGATCGACGAAAAGGGCACTCTGCACGGTGCGCCGATCAAGACCACCTCGCAGATCCCGGACAACCTGGGCGGCGGTGGCGACGAAACCGAGATTTATTTCGCGGAATTCAGCGAAATCATGATCGGCGACTCCATGGATATCACCCTGGGTTCGAGCACTGAGGCCTCTTACGTGGATACCGGCGGCAACACCATTTCGGCATTCCAGAACGACCTGACGCTGATGCGGGCGATTGCGGAGCATGACATGGCCCCGGCTCATGATGAGGCAATCGCGGGCCTGAACGGCGTCGGCTGGTCTCTGTAATCCCGGCTTGAAAACCTGCCCTGGCGGTTGCCGCCAGGGTGAAACCTTCTCTCAGAAACGGAAGTTCTGACATGTCAAAGCAAATCGTGAAATTCCTGAAAACCCATGGCCGCTACGTCAAAGGCGACGTTGCCGGTTTTGAACCGGCGACCATCGCGAAGTGGCCCAAGGGCACCTGCAAACCCTTTGACCCGGAAGAGGTTGATTCCGCGCCGAATGCGGACGGCGAGGCGGGCGCTGATGTGTCCGCGAAGCTGGCCGAGCTGGCGCAGCGCGAAGCTGATCTGAAGGCCCGCGAAGAAGCCCTGGCCGAGAAAGAGCAGGCGGCGGAAGAGGCGGGCAAAGCTGGTGGCGAACCGGCAGGCGCGGCTGAGGCCGCCAGCAAGGGTGCCAAGGCTTCCGGCGAGCCGCCGAAGCAGGGCGCGAGCAAGTAAGGGGCGCGTGCGATGCGGGTAATCGAACAGGCGGAAATCGTTGCTGGTGTCGACCTGGAGGACTTCAAGAAGTCCGTTCATATGGCTGCAGGCGATCTGGACAACGACGCCGCCTTGCAGCTTGCGCTGGAGTCTGCAGAGGCTGCGATTTCCACTGCTACAGGTTACCCGCTGACGCCCCGCGAAGTTGAATTTGTGGTTACCCGCGGGAGCTGGTGCCGCTGGTGGTTCCCGGTTCTTCCTGTGGTGGAGTTGACTGGCCTTGCCTTGGATGACGGGGCAGGCGGTTGGACTGATCAGCCGCTGGCAGGCGCCTGGGTCCAGCAGGGGTATGATGAGCCTCAGCTAGTGCTTGGGGCGTCCTGGGCCGGTCATGCCGCTTCAGGTGACATTCTGCGGGTGCAAGCGCGTGTCGGCGGTCCGGATCAGCCTACAGTCAACAGGTTGCGGCAGGCCATCTTTCTGCTGGCAAAGGAATGGTTCGAGGCGGGAATTGCGATCGAGGCCGAAGATGCGCCGCGCATGTCCTTCGGTGTTCATCGCCTGATCCGGCAAGCGCGTTACCGTCGCCCATGCGAGGTCGCTTGAAATGGCAAGGCGTCTGGATCGGAAGGTGATTTTCCTGGAAGCGGTGGCGGGCAAGAATGGCCTGGGTGAAAAAAGGCGCGATGATTGGCAAGAGCTGTTTACGGTCCCGGCCGGTTTCGAGCCGGTCAACGACAGCGAGCGCTGGCAGGCGGGTGCTGTTGAGCAAAAGGCAGACGCGCGGTTTACCGTTGGTTACACGGCGCGCACCGCAGCGATAACAGGAGAAAACCGGCTGCGTTTCGAGGGCAGAGATTGGCGGATAACCGGCGTCAAAGAAATCGGCCGGCGGCGTTGGCTTGAGTTCACGGCCTGGAAGATCCGGCAGCCGGAGACGTAACATGTCCATGAAGTTGAAGATTGAAGGGGCGGGCGACATAGAGCGCGCTCTGGCGCAATTCGCGCGCGGAACATCAAAGGGCATCGGGCGGCGGGCAATGAAGAAAGCCCTGAAGCCGGTGCAGCGCAGTGCTGAAAACTCGGCCTTTGAAATTGCCATCACAAGCAAACTTTCCCCGCGTCAGCGCAGCCGGGCGCGAGGGGATCAGACGCGAAGTAAAGTGTCGCTTTATGTCGGGCCGGTGGAAAGTGACGGCTCTCATGCGCCGCATGCGCACCTGATCGAGTTCGGAACAGGTCCGCGCCGCCATGCCAGCGGCAAGTATGTGGGCGCCGTTTTGGCGGACCCGTTCCTGCGGCCAGCTTGGGAGGCCAACAGGCAGGTAATGCTGCAGATCCTGCGGCAACAGATATGGGCGGAGATTGAAAAGGCGGTGGAGCGCGCAGCCAGAAAGGCGGCAAGCTGATGGAATACGATCTGATTGGCGCTTTGGAGCCTCTGGGGCATGCAGTGGTATGGGGCGGGTTTGAAGACGCTGAGGGGTTTCCCCGGATAACCCTGCAGCGCGTCGGCAGCGCGACCGGCTACACTCTCAAGGGCCGCGTGAAAAATGAAACGGCACGCGTTCAAGTGAACGTCTATGCCGAAAACTACGAGTCGATGTTGCTGACCGCACGGCAGGTAACTGAGACGCTTACGAGTTTCCGCGGGGGGTCTGTGATCCGCTGCAGGGAAGTGTCCCGTCAGGACGGCAAGACCGGCACCGGCGGCGATGAAATCCGGCTGCAAATGCTGGATTTTCGGGTGCGCTACCGCGCCTGATCCATGGCCGGGTTTCCGGCTTTTCCTCAAAACTGAAAGGATTGTCTGATGACCGGTATGATTGTCGGTGTCGATGAAGTCACGCTGGAATACTCCGTGGATGACGGCACCACCTGGGGCGAGGTTCTGGAAGCCAAGAATGTGGTTATTCCGGAAGAGCAGCCGGAGTGGCGCAAGCGCACCACGCTGAGCGTGACGGACCGCCGCCACCGCTATGGCCGCGGCATGGTCGATGTGGCCGAAAACGCGATCACCTGTTTCTATACCACCGAAGCCTACAAAGCTGCCAAAGCGATGGAGGCTCGCCCGGATACCTCGCCGGTTCTGTTCCGTGTCACCTTCCCGGTGAACACCGAAACCCAGTCGACTGGCGACGTTTTCCAGTGGGGCGCGCTGGTCCAGGTCGGCGGCGGCGGCGAACAGGACGTTGAATCGGATCTTGAATTCAAGATCAACATGCGGACGCAGGGTGGTGTCACCTTCACCGAAGGGGCCGCAATCTGATGATCAGCTCCGTTCCGTATAAGTTGGGCAAAAAGACCCACAAGCTGAAATTCAGCACCCGCGCCCTGATCCGCTTGGAGGCGGAACATGATGGGCGGGCGTTCAGCAGCATCTTGGAGGATATCCTGATTGGCACCGGTGTGACGCTGGTTGCATCCGTTCTGGCTGCTGTTCTGGACGATGGTAAGGGCGTGGACCAGGAAGAGGCTCTGGACCTGATCGACCAGGCTGGTGGCTACCGCAACCTGATGGCGCCCCTGTCGGAAGCGATCAATGTGGCGTTCCCGGAGGTCAAAAAGGCGATCGAGGCGGCGCAGGAAAAAGCTGACGCGGATGCTGATGATCAGGGAAAGGCGGAACCTCCCGCAGACGCGTAGACTGGGAATCCCTGTTTTCGTCGTGGTGTGAGCTGGGCTTGCATCACGGCGATTTCTGGGATGCCTCGTTGCGGGAGTTCGACTTGATCACCCGGGCCAGGATCAAGGCCAAGGATGTGGAATTCAAGGCCCGGCGGATTCTGAACCAAGAGATGGGCGTGCTGGTTCAGTTTGCCTTTCATGCTCCGCAGAAAATGCCGGATTTCACCAAGGAAAAGGCTGAAAAGCAGCCCGGCGTGATCACTGGGAAGGCGGGTGCTGCGCGTCTGCATCAGTACCTCCTGGGTCAAAGTCTCAAGAAAAAGTAGGTGGATATATGAGCGCAATCATTGGCGCGCTGCGGGGGCTGTTGTCCCTCGACACAGCGGCGTTTGACAGCGGTGCCCGTCGCGGCATCGCAACAATGGGCAAGGTTGAGCGGAGCATGGTCCGGATGGGCGATGTGGCGCAGCGCCAAGGGCGCCGCCTGTCCGTTGGTCTGACGCTCCCCATTGTCGGCGCGGCTGCGGCAATGGTCAAATCCAGCCTGTCAATCATCGATTCACAGGCCAAGATGGCGCAATCTCTGGATACGTCTGTGCGCTCGATGCAGGTTCTGCAGCGGGCCGCAGACCTGTCCGGGGTGTCGATGGGGGAGGCGCAGCAGGCGACCCTGCAATTCACCAAGCGCCTAAGCCAGGCGTCTGGTGGCACTGGCGCCGCGGCAAAGGCTCTGGACCGGCTCAACCTGTCGGCAGAGGATCTGCTGCGCTTGCCGCTCGATGAGCGATTGACGCGGGTTCAGAACGCCTTGTCACGCTATGTGCCGGAAGCAGAGCGCGCCGCCGTTGCTTCTGACTTGTTCGGCAGCCGAGCAGGTCTGGTGTTTTCCCGGATTGATGGTGCGGCCCTGCGCTTGGCAACGGATGATGTCACCCGGTTTGGTGTGGCGGTTTCTGAGGTCGATGCGGATCAGATCGAGCGAACCAATGACGCGATCTCGCGCATGGGTCTGGTCGGGCGTGGCATCGCCAATCAGTTGACAGTTGCCCTGGCGCCAGCGCTGGAAGGCATCAGCGACAAGATGGCGGGGCTGGCTGAGTGGTTCAATGGCCTTTCCGATGGCAGCAAAGAGCTTGTCGCCGTCAGCGCTGCCTTGACTGCAGCCCTGGGGCCGGTGGCGCTTGGGCTGGGGCTTGTGCTGAAGCTGGCGGCGCCTCTGGTCGGGGTGGTTGCGGCGTTGGCGTCTCCGATTGGCCTAGCAGTGGCAGGTTTCACTGCTCTCGCCGTTGCAGGTACGGCCCTTGCTGGCAGTACGTCGAACTCAGTTTCATTCGCTGAAGCGCATGAAATCGCGATGGACAATGTGACCATTGCGATGGGGGATCAGTTCAGGGCCACCAAACGCCTGGCTGATGCTCTGCGGGAAGGCGGGCCTGTCACTCTGGCCGCTGTTGAAGCCGAAATGGCTGAGGCCGAAGCGTTGCGGGCGACAACCACAGAGTTGGTGCGCAAGCGCCAGGAAAAGGAGCTGGAGGTTCTGGGCTACTTCCGGGTGCTTGAGGCCATCGGCCAGTACCAGGAACAGTTGTCCAATCTGCGGACGCCGGGCGACGACTTGGAGCAAATGCCATTGAAGCTGCGCTCCGCCTATGAAGAGGCAGAGCAGGGTTTGGTGGCGCTTCTCGCTGAGCAGCAGCGCCTGCTGGATGGAGTGCGCAGCCAGAACCATCTGACCAGGGAAGAGCAGGCAAATCTTGAGCTGATTGAGGCGAATATCGCTGAGCTGAAGCGCCGCTGGAATGAGCTGAACGGGATTACCTCGGAGAACGTGTCGCTCACCGATCGCGGTGCGGCTTCTGCCCGTGATCTGGCTCTTGGGCTTGGGGAAGCGGCGGGGCAGGCTGCTGCAGTGAAATCGTATCTTTCAGGGCTGCCTGGGGCGCTGTCGGGGGCGGACGCTAAGATTGCGGGGCTGAAGGCCGGTATTGCGGCTCTTTCCGGTGGCGGAACAGAGCTTTCGGCCAATGTTGCGAAGTACCGGGCAGAGCTGGAGGCCACTTTGGGGCCTCTGGACAAATTGCAGGATGGGCATCGAGAGGCGGCCCTGGAGGGTATCAATCAGCAGGTTCAGCAATTCGAGATGCAGCAGCGTTTGAACAGCGAGTTCCAGAAGGGACTTACTGCTTTGAACAAGGTCAGTTCGGCTGGTGGTTCGGCTTCAAAAGGTGCATTGGCCCAGTTGCGAAAAGAGATCCAGCAGCGCCGATCTCTGATCGGTCTGACGGATGAGCAGCGCAAGCGTCTGGAAGCGGTACGTGCTGTGCAGCAGCGTCTGGGGAAAGAGGCGCAGGGGGGGAGCAAGGCTCAGGTTTCCGGTATGGCTGATCAGCTCATTGCCCTTGATGATGCGGAGCAGGCCACCCGCCGGATTGCCGATCAGCAGGAACGCTGGGCGGAGAACATCACCCGCACCGCATTTGAGGGCGGCAGCCTCACCGACACGATCGAAGGCATGCTGCGGGATATCGCCTATCAGTTTGCGCATACGAAAATTGTGCTGCCGATAATCGGGCAAATTACGGGGTTGCTTGGTCTCGACAAGCTGGTGCTTGGCGGTGGCGGTCAGGCTGCCGTAGGGGCGGCTGGGGGCGGCGGTGGTGGCCTGTTGGGCATCTTGAATGGTGCCTCCGGTCTGGCCGGGCTTGCTGGATCTGGCGGGATCCTGGGCGGCCTCGGTGGTCTGGCTTCCGGCTTTGGAGGCATCCTTAGCGGCGGTGGGCTTGGTGCCAGCTTCGCAAATGTCGGCGGTTTGCTTACAGGTGCTTCCGGCTTTACCGCGGGCGCAATAGGCGCAGCCCTTCCAGCTATCGGCGTGATCGTTGCTGGCGCGGCCTTCCTGAAAAAGGCTTTCAGCCGGAAGTTCGCCTATTCGGCTTTGGAGGGCACGATTGGCGCGGATGGTTTCGACGGCTACGCCCGGGATCACTTCAAGGGCGGGCTGTTCCGGAGCGACAAGGATGTCCGCAAGGCGCTTGATTACGACCTGAAAACAGGCCTCAACAGTCAGGCAAAAGGTCTGACGGAAACCCTGCTGGGAATGTCGGAGGCCTTGGGGCGTGGCCGGGATGCCCTGAAGGATTACAAGGGGCATTTCGTCTCGATCCTGACCAGCGGGCGCAGTCAGGAGCAGATCCAGAAAGACTTGGCGCGGGGCTTCGAAACAGCCTCAAATCAAATGTCCGAATTGATCCTTGGCACGTCCAAGTGGTCAAAGGCTGGTGAGAGTGCCACGGAGACCCTGACGCGGCTGTCGACAAGCCTGCTGCAGGTCAATGATGCCTTTGACCTGCTGGGCCTGTCCGGCTTCAAGAAGTCGCTCCAGGGCTCGGATATGGCGTCTGGCCTGGTGGATGATTTCGGCGGCTCTGAGGCTATGACAAACGCCGTTTCCGCCTATTGGACCGGGTTTTATTCCGACGCCGAACGGCAGGAGACCACCATCCGCCGCCTGTCCGCGGAGTTCAAAAAACTTGGCTTGGCAATGCCGCAGAGCCGGGAAGAATTCCGCAGCCTGGTCGAGGGAATTGACCGGACCTCAGCGTCCGGGCGGAAGCTCTATGCTGATCTTCTGAAGCTGTCAGGCGGGCTTGGCCAGGTGCTCGATCCGCGGGCGGGGATCAGCCAGGGCGTGGCAAAGCAGCTTGAGGCGATCGGCAAGACCGTTGCGGATCAGATCGAGGTTTCGCGCAGCATGGCGGCTGATGCCCGGGCATCCGCTGAGCTGTGGCATCGGACGGCTGCCAAGTTGCGGGACTTCCAGGACGGGCTGCTGAATTCCGGTCTGTCCGGTGCAAGTTCGGCCCAGACAGCCGCAGCGCTGCGGGGCCGCTACCTGAGTGCCATGGAGCGCGCCCGTGGGGGCGATACTGATGCCGCGGCTGAACTGCCCGGGCTGGCGCGGGAATACCTGCAGAGCGCGCGGGACAGCGCCGGATCTGCGCTGGAGTTCAACCGTATCGCGGCCCAGGTGCAGGCGGAGATCCACCAGATGACTGCGCTGGCCGATGCTGCGGGTGATGCGGACGAACGGCTTGCGGATCTTCTGGATGAGCAGACCAGCGTCCTCACGGAACTGGGCGAATACCTGCAGACCGCAAATGCCAGCTCTAAGAAATTCGGTGAGGATGTTGCCCAATATCAGGACCGGTTGAAGGCGCTGGGATCTGACATCGTGGAAGCCAGCAAAAACCCCGGCATTGCGGAAGTCAGCCCGACTGGATCTATGTCTAAGCTGTTCGGTGCGCTGACCGGCGGGTTGAGCGGTGTGAAGGCGCCAATGAACTCGCTGACCAGTATGCTGGGCAAGCTCCGGGATGCCGTCAATGCGGATCGCCGGGACAGGAACCGGAACGCAAAGATTGCGGGCCTTCAGGTGAAGGGGGGCGATGCAGCCGCGACGGCTAAGAGGCCGCAGGAGATTGCCGACAAGTTCAATGCCCTGCGCGAAAAATACGGGGTCAGCCTGCACGGGCAAAAGCGCTCGATTTCCGTCAATAAGGACGGCCAGCTTGTTACCTCCTTTGACTACTATGGCGGAACTCCCAGCAAGCTCGCGGCATTCAAGAAAGCCCTCAAGGATGAATTCGGCACGGCCTCTTTTGGCAATGTCGTCAGCTCGGCCAATTCGAAGGCCAGCAAGGCGGCGGTGCAGGCCGAAAGCCTCCGCAAGCAAATCCGCTCGATGGGCGGTATTCCGCAGTTTGCAGAAGGCGGCGCCCATCTGGGCGGATGGCGGATTGTCGGGGAACGCGGCTGGGAACTGGAAAACACCGGCCCCAGCCGGGTTGTGAGCCATTCGGATTCGGTTGCCATGCTGGATAACCGCCAGGTGGTCCGGAGTGTCGAGGGGCTTGCAAAGCAAGTCGCCGTGCAGGGGCAGCGGATGGAAATGATGGTGCGCAAGGTCGCGCAGTACCTGGAAGGTTGGGACGAGGATGGTTGGCCGGAGGTGCGTGTCTGATGGATTTCAACATTATCGCGCCGATGACTGTCACCGATGCGGAGCTGACGGCCTCGAACATTCCGGAGAATGATCATGCGGTATGGGATGCCGGCACATCCTTCGGCCTCGGCGCAAAGGTGATCTCGACCACCTCGCACCGGATCTATGAGAGCATGCAGGCCGGAAACCAGGGCAATGATCCGGTTTCGGACGATGGCACCTGGTGGCTCGATCTGAAGGCCACGAACCGCTGGAGCGCGTTTGATCAGCGCCGGTCAAACCGGGCCAGCTACGCGGAGGAAATCACCTATTCGATCGTGCCCAGCCAGGACTGCGATGCAATCTCGCTGTTCGGCCTGTCGGCGGGGTCGGTTCAGATAGAGGTCTTTGACGGTGCAACACTGATCTATGATCAGACCTTTGCGATGGCCGATACCGGGCATGTTGTCAGCATGTATACCTATTTCTTTGGCGGGGTGGTCTTTCAGCGTCAGAAGGTGCTGAACGGCTTCCCGGGCTACATAGGCCACCGGATTGATATCACCATCTCAGCACCGGGTTCCGTGGCTGAGGTGGGGCATATCGTTCTTGGCAGGAATCACATCCTGGGGGAGGTGATGAACCTTCCCAATATCCAGCACGTCAGCCACAGCCGGAAAGGGTATGACGATTTTGGTGATGAGATCCTGGTGAAGCGCGGATCCACGCGCCGGGTTGAGGTGGATCTCATTGTGCAGACGCTGCAGGCGCCGCGCGTGATGGACATTATCGCAGAGGTCGATGGGGTAGCCACGGCCTTCTACCTGTCCGGTGATGCTCCAAGCTACGGGATCGAGGGGCTGGGGTTTGTCGATGACCACAGCCAGCCGATCGATATCGCAGGGGACAGTGTTTTTCCCCTGGTTATGAAAACTCTCAAATAGGGCAAAACTCATGGATTTTCCTGCTCAACCGGCCAAGCCGGATATTCCTCTGCGCTCATCGCCGGAGGCCGACTTTGATGCAAAGATGGTGCTGCTGTTTCAGTGGGCGGTGAATGATTTCTTCAGCTTCGTGGATGCCTGGGCGACCTGGCTGACCGAAAACAGCACTGTCATTGGCGGCGAGCTGAATGATACGGATATCGGGCAAACGACCCCGGCGGCGGGGGCGTTTACGGCGCTGTCTGCCGCTGCGGTGGCCTACTTTGCCGACAAACTGGGCGTCGGTACAGCATCCCCGTCTCATCTGATCGATGTGCTGGGCACCGGGGGCGAGGTGGCGATCCGCGTGAAGAACACCGACGCGGCAGGTGCTGACCCGGATGTAAACTTCTATCTTGATGCGGGGAACGCCAGTGGCGAGGCCGCGATTGAATTTATGAAGGGGGGCCTTCCGGAGGCCCGGGTGATTGCGCTGCTGGATAAGCTGCGGCTTGTTCACGATGTGGGGCCAATCGAGCTGCATGCTGCGGGCCAGGCTGCTCTAAGCGTATCGAGCACGGCAATCGAGCCGGGTTCAGACAACACCCACACAGGCGGTTCCGCAAGCAAGCGCCTGAAAGAGATCTTCTCGGTTGATGGAGCTATCAACACGTCGGACATCTTCGAAAAGGTCAATTACCGTCTTTTAGGTGAGGCTGAAAAGCGGGTTGCTGTGGCAATGTCGGGCGACTTCCGCATCTTTCAGTGGATTTCCGCGGTGGAAGAGAAGGGGGAGGAGGCTGCCCGTCTCCATTGCGGCCAGATGGCGCAGTGGGTCAAGAAAAGGTTCGCAGATGAGGGGCTGGATGCAGACCGCTACGGCATGTTCACCCGCGACAAGAAGTTCCGCACTGTGACCGACACGAAAATGGTGCAGGTTCAGAAAGTCGAGAAGTCAACGCAAAGCCGGACGATCATTGAAGTGATCGACGGGCGGGCGACTGAAAAGACCGTTTCCGAAGAAATCTCGGTGCCTGTCTATGAGGTGCTGCCGGTCTTTGATGAAGCCGGGCAGCCGGTGATGGTGCCTGGCCCGGGTGGCCCCGTCCAGAAGACAGCGCGGGTTCCGGTGCTGGTCGAAGAGGAGCGGGAGTTCACCGAAGAGGTCGAGGACGGCGAGCGCCTGGGGCTGCGCTATCCCGAATTGATGTGCTTCATCATGGCCGGAACCTTGGGCGCCTGACGCCGCAGCAAAACGAGCAGGATACCTCATGAAATTTGAAAGCTTCGGCTCCGCCATGGCGGGGTTCTTTGGCGTGGCCGGGGGCTGGCTTGCGCAATACGGATCAAACTGGGAGGTGGTTGTCGTCGCCCTGCTTGGCGTGACGCTGGCGCTTCTGGAGGGCGATGGGCTGCGCCTGAAGCCTGCGGTTGCTGTCGCGGTGTTTAACCTGCTGATCGGCGTTCTGGGCGGCCCCATGGTGGCTCACTGGCTGCGGGAACACTTCGAGATCCAGTACCCGGCCCTGACGCTGATTATCGCCTTTCTGGCGGCATATGTGGCTCATGACGCCTTCAGCCGCTTCCGTGGCCCGTTGATCCACCTGGTGCGGCGCTTGATGGGGGCGGGTTCATGATCCGCTTCCTGCGTTCAAAGACCTGGCGCCGGGTGCGTGTGGCGCTTTCCGTGCTGCTCTGGCTGGCCCTTAGCTGGGCCGTGCTTGGCCCGGCCTGAAACTGAAAAACAACACTGAAACCGGCCCCGCTTGTGCGGGGCTTTTCTTTTGGAGGGCACATGACCCGAATTCTGACGCTTGAAACCTTGCAGAAAATCACCGGGCCGATGCAGGCCGGTGGGGCGCAGGAGCGAAACGCAAAATCCTTTCTGCTGGGGGTGAACACTTTCGGCTTTGACTGCGGGCTGAATCAGCCGCACCGCCTGTCATACCTGCTGGGCCAAACCCTGCTGGAAAGCGGGGCGTTCAAGTATGATCGCGAGCTGTGGGGGCCAACCCCTGCACAATCGCGATATGACACCCGCACGGATCTCGGCAACACGCCTGAAGCCGACGGCGACGGCTACAAGTTCCGGGGTCGCGGGCCGTTCCAGATCACCGGGCGCTGGAACTACCGGAAGTTCCGGGATTGGGCGCGGCGGCTTGATCCTTCCGCTCCTGATTTTGAGGCAGATCCGGACGCTGTGAACCTTGACCCCTGGGAGGGGCTTGGGCCGCTCTGGTACTGGAGCGTGAACGGTCTGAATGTGCCGGCCGATGCTGGGGATGTGCGCGTGATCACCAGGCGGATCAACGGCGGTTACAACCACTTCTTTCAGCGGCAGCAATGGACGGACAAGGCCCAGCTTGTGCTGCTGGGGTTCGCGGCAACAGATGTGATCGGGTTTCAGCGTTCTGTAGGCCTGACCGCAGATGGCCAGATCGGCCCGAAAACTCGCGCCGCGTTGCACCAGGAGTTGCGCGCCCTGCCGCCCATCTCCCCGCCCAAGCCTGCACCGCTGCCGTGGCTGCCTGCCTGGCTGCTGAAATTTCTCACCCTATCCCGCGGCTGATCGCGGGCCGGTTTTCCCCAACTGAAAGGACTTAACAATGGACCTTACAAACCTTCTCCCTGACCTGACGCCGCTGCTGATCGAGGCGCTTGCCCTGATCCTGACCTCAGCGATTGCCGCCGCTGCGTTGATGGTGCGCAAGCATTTCGGGGTCCAGGTCGGCCAGGCGCTGCAGCGTGATCTTCACACCGCTCTGATGAGCGGCATTCGTGCGGCTCTGGAAGATGGCAGGGAAGCTGCTGCAGACGTTCTGATCAATGAAGCGATCCAGCATGCCCGGGAATCCGTGCCTGATGCCATCAAGGCGCTGAAGCCCACGGAGGCGGTCCTGCAGCGGCTGGCGCGCGGCAAGATCGCAGAGGCTGTGCGGCGGGCCCGCGAATAGGTCTGCCTGACGAACTTGTGGCCCTGGCGATCGCTGGGGCCTTTTTGAAAACTGTATCCATAAGGAATGGGATATGCCCCAAATTGATCATTTCGCCCATTTTCAGCGCGGTCTGGAAAGCCCATGCTCCCGACATTTCACTATTGTCCCACAGGATGGCGTTGACCTGCCTGTGAAGCCGCGCGTTCTGCGCGTCCTGACCTCCGGGGATCTGGCTGTCCGTGATGAGGCCGGAGCCGTGATCGTCTACGCGGTCATTGCCGGGGAGACCATTGGGTTCTCCGCCGTGGGCATCGAGGCCTCAGGCACCACGGCATCCGTTGCGGGCTGGTACTGATGCTCGGCGCCGGTCATTCGGTGATGGTAGCAACTCAACAGCAGCGGCATTGTCTTCCCGACCGTTCAAGTCTGATCGGCTGGTACAGCGCGAAGGCTACCGGAACCATCCAGCTTGAAGCTGGTGATGAGGTGTCTGCAATCGACAACCTGGTTGCGGGCTATCTGGGGTTGTCCAAGCTGGCGGATGGTGGTCCGACCTATGTGGCTTCTGAACCGCTCGCTGGCGGGCGTCCTGCGCTGGTCTGGCCGGATCAAAGCAATTCGCGGGGATTGAGCCTGCCTGCTGACGCGATGGTCAGGGAGGTGTTCGTTGTCCTGGCCTACGGCGACGGTGCGCGGGATGCATTCAATAGCTACAATACTCTGATCACTGACTTGGCCGGGCTGGATGCCGGCAGTCCGAACCGGGTGATCGGCCACGAAAACAATTCCGGGGTTTTCACCGGGTCTATACCTGCCGGAATGACCGTTCATGTAAACGGCGGCGCGGCAACCACAGAGCTTTTGCCGCTGCCCTTGTCGGTGGTTCATTTCAGTTCGGCAACGCCATTTCCCCTGGCCGCGATCGGCGGGCGGAACAACGGCTTGAACCGGGCCTGGCGCGGGCCAATGTGCGAGGTTCTGGCCTATACCGAACAATTGGCCCCGGCTGCGGTTGAGCGGAATGTAAGCTACCTGCGGAGCGGCTGGGGGATCTAGGCCGGAAGCGCCAAAGCAAAAAGCCCCGGTTAGCGCCGGGGCTTTTGTCGTTTCAGGGGCGGCGGTTTCTGGACACTCTGCTAGGAAAAGATGATTGCTGAGACGTTCTCCCGATTGAGTCGCATCCACGCTTCACTCTGATCGCATTGGGTGTATGAGTAGGGCAGTCAGCAACCAGGTCCATTTGATGTTTTTTACTACAGCACTTGATGATTCAAGCTTCGTCGCTATCAGGCGTTCCATCCTATTCTATGCGGCTTTGATCGTTGTCGTTCTATACTTTGACCTCTCTATCGCGCCTCCTGAAAAGGTGTTGGGGATTTTTGATATTTCAAGACAGGTCGGTGTTTCAAAGTCTTGGATTCTCTGCTCCGCAATGTTGGCACAATGCTACCTTTTATGGCGTTTGCGTGTAGCGAAACCCATCGCAGCGGTGAAGCTTGTAAAAGCTTGGGGACTTGAAGAATTGCAGGGCGGTGATAACTTTTTAACCAGCGCAAAGAAGATATCGGAAATTGTACAGCGTAGTGGCGAAATAGAGTACCCAAATAAGCAAATTGACTACGAGGTTCGCCAAGAGGTTCGGGAGCTGGCGGATAAGTTTACCTATCATAAGGAAGCAGTTGACGGATTTAAAGGAGCAATTAGTCAGGCGAAAAATGAATCTGCGGCGACCAAAAGGTTTCTTGTGGATTGGAAGGCGCAGTACAGGAAGGTGCAAGAAAGGATACACGTAAAGTACGGGGACTCTGTTGAGCTTGCTGATGGGAAGTATGTCCATGACTACGAAAAGTGGGAAGGTGACAGCCTATCACAATCTATTACCGATTATGCTGACTATATTGATGCGTTTCTTCACTCGAAGGGAAGGGACGAGTTTTCGGAGGCCGCTTCACAGGCGGAAGATTATCTCAAGAGGTTCTCTGTAGACTTGAAAGAGTTCGAAAAGATTCTGGCCCGCTTTGAGGAGCATATTCAATATTGCAAAGAATTTCCTGCACTCTTTGAGGTGAGCGACCTATCAAAAATCATTCAAGGACTTCAAGTTGAGTTGGCTAAAACTAAAGACCTTAGGGAGAGTGAATTTTTACTTTTTGAGATAAGAATACCTACAGCGATCTCTGTGGCTTCAATTGTTGCGGCCATTCTCGGAATGATTGCCAGCTGGGTCCCATTTGATCGTGTGGTCCAATGTCTTACCCTTCATTGCGTTTGATGCAGTCGCTTCTTCTTCGGCAACTGGGCCACGCGGAAGAAGTTTAAGATCTGCATGTGACATGCGCTTGCGCCGCGCCTAAGGTGAAGTCTGGACTGCCAAATAGCGTACAGGTTGCTTTGTCCAGTAATCCTGTCCAGATTGGGCGCGAATGGCAGGATTTTGAGTAAGAAAGCGATGTCCGAATCCGAAAGACAGCCGACCCGCAAGATCGGGTACGCCCGTGTCTCGACCGCAGACCAAAACCCGGACATGCAGATCCAGGCGCTCAAAGACTATGGCGTGCCGGAAGAGCTGATCTTTGTGGACCGGGCCAGCGGCGGCACCTTGGACCGCCCAGCCTTTCTTCAGGCGCTGAGGTTCGCGCAGGTACCCGGGACGGAGTTTGTCGTCTGGAAGCTCGACCGCCTGGGGCGCACGCTTGAGGGCATTCTTGAAGTCCTGAACCTGCTCAGTGACCGCGGCATTTCCTTTTTCAGCCTGACTGAGCGGGTGGACGTGACAACCCCTATGGGCAAAGCCATGCTGCAGATGATGGGCGTGGTGGCGGAGCTGGAGCGCAACCTGATCATTGAGCGCACCAAGGCCGGGATCGAGCGGGCCAAGGCGCGGGGCGAAATGCCCGGCCGCCCGATTTCAATGACCGAGGAGCGTGCCGAGGTCGCCTCAATGATGCTGCAGATGGGCGACCGCGGAATGACCGTGTTTGAAAAGATCAAGGATCTGAAGGGGCCGCCGATCAGCCGGGCCGCATACTATGCCTGGCAGAAGGAATGGGATGCCGGCCGCGCTGGCGGCAGCGCCCCGGATGATGAGTCTGAATAGGAGCGAAGAGAAGGTATGAATTGCATTTGGATGGAAGTCGTTCCAGCGGTGTGCTTCGATGTTACTGGGGTGGGTGTGAACGTCTGGTCTACTGCAATTATTGCCGCCTTTACCGTCCTTCTGTTCGTTTGGCAGTGGCGGCAGTTTCGGCTGTCGAGGACCGTAGCACGGGCGAATTACCGGCTTTCTCTGTACGAGAAGCGGCTTGACGTTTTCTATGCTCTGAAAACTTATTTTGATGAGCATGTCTTCAAGTCGAAGGTCGAAATGGAAAATGCTCGCGCAATGTACAGGTCAACGATTGCTGCTGATTATGTGTTCGGCGAGGAAGTGCGGCAGTTCATTGATCAGCTCTACAAGATCGAAGTTGATCTCAACTACCTGGATGGGAAGTGCGGCCACATAAACAATAAAGTAGAGCTGCAGGTCGAACTTACAGAGGAAGAGGCCGCGGACAGGGCTCAGTACGTCAATGAAAACACAGCGTTATTAACCCGGCGCTTCAAGATGGGTAGTGAAGATCAGTTCTATGCGGTCTTTGAAGACTACCTCAACCTTCCAAATGAGCTGTAGGGTCTGAAGTCCAACAAAGGAGCGCGGGCAGGTTTGTTGACGGGGGTAGGGCGCTCTGTGCGGCAACAGGTACGAGACACGAAAATGGGCGCCTCTCATCCGAGGCGCCCATCTTCTTGTGCAGAATGAGCTTGAGAGTGTAGTTCGCGCTCTCAGTTCTATCTATGCGGTATCTGAGTTAAAATTGTGTATACGCATCGTGAAATTTGCATCAAAGGAGCAAGGCCAGTGCGCGGCACTCGTTACCAGGTCAACATCTGACTGCAGGCGCCACCCCATCGGGCACTGGGGTAAAAGAGTGACGGGCGCCCTTGGGTGTAGGCGCCCGCCTGGGTTTTGGCCTAGTACAAAAAGGGGAGCGGAATGTCCCTTGCTACCCTTATGCGGTAGTTTGGTTAAGGAAGCGTTATCGCTTCGTGATAGGTCCAGAAAAGGAGGCTTCATTTGACTATTAATCAGGCCAGTAGGGGTATGAGGTCATGTGTTTGGGCTGCCTCTCTTGTTTTTGTGCTTCCCTCAGACGCGCAAGCTGAGAAGCAGTTTCAGTGCACATTCTCAACAGTATGCTTGGAAACCAATGCATGCAGTACGCGTGATCTTGTTGTCCAAGTGTCCTACACTGAGGATGACGGAACAATATCGTCTCCAGGGCAAACCTTCCCCGTTACAATCATTCAAAATGGGGGTGACGAGGCTATCACATTCCTTAGCGAGGAAGTGAACGGATCAACTGCTTTCCTGACGGTTTTTGCCAATTCTGCTGCTCGGTTAACATATCATTTTCATAGGCCGGAACCGACAGCCATGACTAATTTTGGTACCTGCGAGTAGGTCCAACAAAGGAGAAAGGCAGCCCGCGGCACTCGTTACCAGGTCAACATCTGACTGCAGGCGCCACCCCATCGGGCACTGGGGTAAAAGAGTGACGGGCGCCCTTGGGTGTAGGCGCCCGCCTGGGTTTTGGCCTAGTACAAAAAGGGGAGCGGAATGTCCCTTGCTACCCTTATGCGGTAGTTTGGTTAAGGAAGCGTTATCGCTTCGTGATAGGTCCAGAAAAGGAGGCCGCCGGGTAGGGGGCTATGACATCATATCTATTTGCAGCATTGATCGGGCTGGGAGCTCTTTTTTTTCGGCCTAGTCACGGAGCTGTCTATTGCATGGTTTTGGCGGCCTTGTCGGTCGGATTTTTCGCCCAGGCCATTCTGATCGATCATGACGTGGGCTCCGCACTTTGGTTTTTTTTCTCGCTGCATGCCTTTGTTGCATGTTTGGTCGCAGCGCTATGTTTGGTTATTCGGGGCTTTTTTTGAAATGCAAACTTGTGTCCAACTAAGGAGTGGAGCTCATTGTTAGTCAGGTATTTTATCGTTTTCAGCTTGATGCTGTCTGCGAGCTTGCATGCAGAAGAAACCGCAGTGGAAGAGTTGGCACCAGCTGAGCTGGTTGAGCTTTGTGTGCGGGCTTTTGAGCAGAACAACACTGCTAAGGGCTCCTATGCTGAAGCTTTGGCTGCCCAGGAGGGGATGACGCTAATTCCCGAGGTCCGGTTCCAGGGAATGAAATGTTTAAAGCAGCACTTCGGGGAGCGATTCTTTTTCGATCCTGACCGCGGGGTGTTCATTTCGGAATCTGAAGAGCAGAGAGTACTAAACGAAAATGCCGCGCGACGAGCCGCTTTAGATGAACTAAGGGAGGAGGCTGAGGTGCAACGCGCTCTACGGCGTGCAAAGTATGAGAAGCGGTTGCGAGCGGCGTGCTATGACAAACTTCAAGAAGACGAGTTCATTGCGCTAACTCAACCGCTTTGCGCGGAGATTTTCACTATTCACGGGTTTCGGGATTAGAAAATAACCCGATCCAGAAAAGGAGCGGTGATCCTATGATCCTGCAAAAGAGAACTGGCGGGTTTAGTCTCTGGTGTTTGACTTTACTGCTTTACAGTTTTTTGGGCGGAGAAGTTTTCGGGCTTGCGCAAGATTCTGATGTTGCTCAGCAAAACTTGAAGTCCTCATTGTCTGAAATGGGATACGTGGAAGTGCATCTTGAAGGGTGCAAGGTTTCGTTCTCCAGGCTGGTTCAGCCTTCTCAAAGGAACGGAGGGCTTCACCGCTATGACAGGGTGATTAAGCTCGGAACTCTAAATTTTGATGGCGAGATCGATGTTCGTTCGACTGAGGCTGGCGGGAAGACGTACTACTATTTTATTGCTCCCCCGAATGAAGCGCTCAGTGACCTTCATCACGACGCTGAAGTTTTTCGACAGTGGGTGAATGTGAAATTTCCAGGCGTCAATTGGCCCGACTACTTTCCGGCTCAGCACGACTTTCGCACTGAAGCAGTCGAACAGTTCCTGCATGATCAGTTCCCCAATTTTGCAAAACTGAACTTGTGGGCCAATTTTACCAAGTTTGGGAGATCGTCATTGGCAACGATTGATTTTCGGATGTACTCGGAAAGTAAGCCAAAACTCGAGAGATTTAAGACAGCCTTGCAAGCCTACTCAAGGCAGTTTGAGTGCTAACCGGACGATACGCGCGGGACCTGATGGGGGGCGATGCTCCACCATGGTCCATAGTCCAACAAAGGAGAGAGCTAATGATACCGCTTTTTGACAAAAATGCCGATTTGGTCGCTTGGCTTGATCCTGGCAGAAGCATTTTCGACCTGAATATGAACTGGGTTGCTTTCCTTGCTAACGGCCACGCATGGCGATCCGAAACCCAAGAGTGGATAGGCCCTGTCCAGGGTTCAAATATCCTCGACCAAACTGGACGCGTCATGGCTTGGAACCCCAACAGTCCTGTTTTGGGTGCTGGACGTCCTGGCCGACCTGGAACGCCAGGCCGACCTGGTCGACCTGGCAGACCCGGGCGTCCTGGAACTCCCGGCAGACCGGGTAGGCCTGCTACCCCAGCAGGTGGTTGGTCGAGCGAGAAGCTCTGCTGACAGTCCATCAAGGGAGTAAGGCAAATGCAGGCGTATTTTGAGTGGGCGGCTATCGGGTTCGGAGCCTTGTCGGCTGTCCTGTGGGCCTGGGCTGCATTTAAGCGAGTACCTCGGCTGTCGGTTCCCTATGGTGGCGTTTTTCGTGATGACCATCCTTGGGTTGTGGCGACCGAAAAGGTTGCGAAAGTCTCGCGGTTGGCATCCGCGGTTACGGCATTGGCGGTGACATTTCAAACTGTCGCCGCTGTGCTGGATAAACTGTCCAGCTAA